GCGCTCGGCGGTGCGCCTGTGGTGGAGGGTTTGTTGGCCGCCGGGGGGGCCGCGGCGGCTGCCGCAGGTGCCGTCGCAGGTCGGAGAGGGTTTGCGCGGCGCAAGCTGGGGGCGGGTTCAACCTGACCCGAGGCGTTAGCCTCGACGGAATCCTCGCCTCCCTCGCCTGCTGCCTGCCCCCAGTCGAGCGCGTGAGCGTCCGGGAGATCAACGTCCGTGCCGGCGGCGGGGCTGCTGGGATTCCAAGGGAGGGAGGATTCGACCTGACCCGAGGGCGTCCCCTCGACGGGATTCGCGTCCCTCCCGGCTTCGACCATGACAGCTCCGCCGCGACGCGGCGTGTCCTCGACCGTGTTCCGCTCAGCGCTCTTCGGAGGCGCTGACCAGTCCGCCTGCCCGGGCATCCACCCAGGGCGATGAAGCACCATGCCCGCCTCGGCAGGCGTGCGCTGCTGCTTCTGCTTGTTGCAGTCCGTGCATGCGATCACGATGTTGGCCGCGCCAATGTACTTGGTCGGCTCCACATGGTCGTACTGCCACGTGCTGCGGTCCTTGCGCTGCACCTTCGTCCCGCAGTAGCGGCACGGGGCAACCATGTTGCCGCCGCGCTCGACACCGCCGACGCGATCGCGCAGCCACACAGCATCTGTGATCTTCCTGTTTTTCAGCTCCGCACGCTTTCCCCTCGTGACTCGCACGTCCTCGCCACGGTCGTAGCGAAGATCGAACCAGTCATGGAAGATGAACGACCCCTGCGGCGGCTGCACGCAGCGTTCGCACGAGTGTCCAGGCGCGTGCCACAGACCCTCTTCGACGAGCATCCCCGCCAGCTGAGTCGCCACTTCAAGATTGAGTGTGTCCGAGACGAGCGTCTCGACCGCAATCACTCCATCAGTGAGCGCCTGCTGGCAGGCCGTCCCCGCGAGCGCCCACATGCCGAGTGCGGCGAGGCCGCTGAGGTCCCCAGTCATGGCGCGGCGGGCGAGGCGTTGAATCTTCGGGTTGCCCCGGAGCTCGTCTCCAAGTTGGAAGAACATGTGTGTCGCTTTCTAGTCTGAGCACCGGCATTCGCCGGTGACGGGGTTGATTGCGCCGCCGCATGAGTCGCACACGCGGGGCGTCCAGTCGTTGCAGGTCATCTGGTCACCTCCTCTTGGTCGTAGTCTTCGGGGAACAGGCTGCGGGGCCTGTAGTTGGGGTAGTTCCTGGTCATCCAAGCTCTCTCCGTGAAGGCGCGGCGTTGCTGCTCGGCCCGGACGTAACAGGGGTGGCACAGCGCCCGGCCCGGGAGTATCGGAGCCTCGCATTTGGGGCAGCGCCGGGGGTTCTCGTCGAGTTCGGCGGGGTTGATTCCCCAGCCTGCGCGAGCGTGAGCGGTGGCCATCAGAACGGGGGTTCCCAGACGGGTTCCTGCTGGGGTTGGCGTGCCCAGGGGTCATCTTGGACGATCTGGCGGGGCGCGGGCTGCTGTGGGGTTGCCTGCGGCGCCTGCGTTGCCTGCTGCGGGGCCTGTTGTGTGGGCTGGGGGGACGCAGGTGGAGGCGGGGGCGGGTATCCTGCCCCGCCGTCGGCTGCGGGGTGCCTGGTGACCTGTGCGCGGGCTCGGCGTAGGGAGGGGCCGACCTCGTCGACCTGCATCTCGACGATTGTGCGTCTCTCGCCCTGCTGTGTTTCGTAGGAGCGTTGCGTGAGGCGGCCGAAGACGATGACGCGCATGCCCTTACGGAGGGACTCGGCGACGTTCTCAGCGACATCGCGCCACACGGAGCAGCGCATGAAGAGGGGGTCTCCGTCGCGCCATTCGCCGGCGTTGCGGTCGTAGGTTCGCGGGGTTGAGGCCACCGTGAAGTCAGCGACGGCGGAGCCGGACTGTGTCCAGCGGAGTGTGGGGTCGGCGGTCAGGTTACCGACGAGGGTGACGAGTGTTTCGCCGCTCATTGGTCTTCCTCGTTTTCTTCGTAGGGCATGACTGTGAATCGGATGGAGCACATGGGGATGCCCATGCGCTTGTTGGTGTGACGGGGGTCGAGGCGCATGTCCGGCCCCTGTAAGTGCCGCGCGTCGTCGTCTGGGAGCAGTCCGGCGTCCACGAGGCCGTCCACGAGTGCTTTGAGGGTGGGCATGTAGTTGTGGAGGTCGCGGCGGCGGCCATCGGGGAACCGGACCCACGCGACGAGGCGTGCTCGCATGAAGGTCGGGCAGTGTGCGGCGCGGGCCATGACCCGGGCTTGCATGCGCAGGGTCCGAATCCGCGGGGAGAGAGTGCGGCGGTCGGCGCGGCCGTTGAGTGAGAGCATGTCTGCCTGGGGTAGATCGAAGGGGCCGATCTCCCACAGCGGGGCTACAGTCGCGTCATTCATCGCGTTCTTCTCCTGCCTTCGGGTAAAGTCCGTCGATGAGCTCGTCGACGACGGCCCCGATGGTCCTGCGGATGCTCATACGTTGCTCGGGTGTCTGCGCATACTTCTCGGCGATGTCAGCTCCGGCGTCGATCAGCTCGGACGCCGTTTTGATCGCATGCGCCTGAACCCGTGCCAGTTCCCGTTCAAGGGCACGGACGTGATTCGCGCGCTCGATTTTGGTGAGGAGCTCTTCAGTCACAGTCCTTCCCCTCCCTCGTAGACGCGCAGCCCCGCTGGTTCACTAACGCTCCCCATGGGCACAGGTGGAAGCAGTGCATTCTCCAGGTATGGGATTGACGGCCCGTCGTATAGGAGCTCTCCCGTCACTGGCCCCTGAAGCAGTACTGAGCCAGCGGACCAGCCGAGGCACGCATCAGTGCCCCAGATGAACGAGGACCGCCCGTAGCCATCCCCGACGCGGACCCGCAGAGGAATCTGCCAGGCCGCAGCCGACGCCGCGAACGTGCGGACGACCGCAGGGTCCATCTCCACGGCCGCATCCTGATAGAGCACGGCTTGCGCTCCATCCAGCAGCAGGCGTGCTGCGTCGATGCGGTCCTCATCCATTGGCTCCGCGGCCGGGGCGACACGTGCCATCTGAGGCCCATACAAGACCCCCGTCTCCTGGACAGTGATGCCCTCCCTCTCATCGAGGAGAAGGCTCACCCGCTCGACGGGAGACCCCGCGAGGAACGTAGCCAACGACTCAACCGCAGAGCGACGCAGCCACATTGATTTCACGCCATCGCTGTAGCTATCTCCATCAAGGACGTTGAATCTCACCGCGATCGCGCGCTTGCGATCAATCGCGGCCGCGAGCGCCATCACGCAGTCCTGGACGATGGCCAGGCGCAGCAGGCCCGCCCCGTTGTCTGGCGCATCCTCGGGTATACGGCGTGGCAAGTGAGGTAGGGCTGCACGCAGCGCCCCCTCCAATGCCGCCCGAGCCACGACCACCATCGTCGACGCTTCGTCAGTCATCGGAGAGCCTCCTCACCGATCGCGAGTACATGTCGCGCGCGCACTCGACGAGTCCGCGACGCGCCAGCGGCGACCCCGATCCCTCGCACAGCCACGCGCTCCTGTCCTGGCCATCCTCCGGGGCGATGCTCTCCGCGACGACGATAAAAGCCCCCAGTACACAGCCAGGACCGTGCTTTTCCGCAACCAACGCAGACACAGCGTCTTCGAGAGCACTGAACGCGGTACCGTCGGCGCTCATCAGTACACCTCCCCAGCTCGCGGTCCCCAGGTGATGACTGCGGGGGCAGCCTCGACCTTCTCGCAGAACGCCTCCTCGCCCTCACCGAGGGGGTATCCCCAGCGTTCCAAGGTCCGCAGGTACAGCTGAACGAGGCTGTCAAAGCGCTCACCGTTGCGGCTGCGCCAGTAATCACGGCCCATGCCACCCTCGAGGACGCCGATGCACCACGCGAGGCGTGCCTTAGCCGCCTGCGCGGCTGACATCGTGAGCCCGTACCCCATGTCATCGAAGTTGATCAGCGCGCGGCCCTTCGCCTGCGATGCGTCGGACACCTGATTTTTGTTGTAGATGACGGGCATTTCTAGGAGCGCGGTGTCCTTCGGCAGCGGGCGCTTCAAGAGCACGTCCTTGATCCAGGCGCGGCGCACCTCGCCTTCCTGAGCTGCCTGACGGTTCGCCTCGATGGTCGCTGCGCGATCGGCTTCCTGCGTTGTCCTCGCCCTGTCCTCACGGGTGAAGTGCCCGTGCGAGGCGTAGTCCACGCACACGAAGCGCGTCTGCGCATTCGTGTAGTCGCCCGAGCCGATCACCGAGACATACGCCGAGTTGCCGGGGCAGTTGTCGTGCGGCTCAACCGAGTTGCCGTATTCGTCGACCAGGTTCCACAGGAATTGGTTGGTCTTCGGAAACCCGTCGTAGAATTCGTCCTCGCGGATGACCTTGACGCCCTGCTGACGAAGCTCGAGGACCGTGTCCTCGTACACTCGACGGCGGCGTGCCTCGTCACGGGCACGCTCGAGGAAATGATCGATCTTGCCGGGGGCCTCGCGAATCTCCTCGACGACCATGCCCGCGATGTCCTCGGGGAGGTCAGCCTCAGCCTCAGCGATCTTCGCGAGATCATCGAGGCCTAGATTCGCCGACTCCCCAAGGTCCGCGACCTCCTGCGAAGCGTTAGCGACGCGACGCGCCATCGTGGCCTCGCTGGCCTTCACGCCGCGCTTGCGCAGCTCGGAGGCCGGGAGCCCCATCAGGACCAGCTGGTTAATGGCGCGCGCACGGTCAACGGTCGACGTGTGCGCATGCTCGTCATTCTCGGTGAGCTGCAAGCCGATGCGGTCCAGGTCGTTCGCCACGTCGACGATACGCACCGGCACCGTCTCCAAGCCCGCCTCGATGGCCGCGCGGTGGCGGCGGTGCCCGTCGAGGACCACCAAGCCCGTCAGCGTCGGATACACGTCGATGTCCTTGAGGACACCGAGGCCGGCGATCGTCTCCACGA